AGAAACTCTTGCCAGTCTTCTCTCCAAGGTGGAATGTTTGCTGCTTTCAATGATACGGCAGCATCCTCATAATGCCAGGTAGAACAAGAGACTCTACTAATAGAATCATTGAAGTATTGTGGACCATCACCAGTTCTAGTACAATTGAATTGATAATGCTCTGGCATGATAGGACACCCGCCCCAACAATGCTCATTAGCAAGTAACGATAGTTTGATAGGATTACCCTTTTCTTCACAATATTTCTTCGCATCCATAATGCGTACTAACAGATCTCTATCTCTCATTACATCCCTATCAAGGTTAATATAATGAAAACCTGCACTCGCAAGCGATACAATCTCATTAGGTTTAGATACCTCTCGTAAGATAGTATTCTTAATCTCTAGTTCTGGAAACTCTTTCTGAATCTGTCCAGTCATAACCCATGATGTATGAGGTATAGTTGCACACCTTACACCATTATCATATAGAAACTTAAA